CGAACAAAAAGATAAGTATAAAGTTCCGCTTGAGTCAAGTCGGGATGGATTATCTGCTGATCAACAAGAAAATTTAAATGCTTACAAGAAATATATCGACGAATCTAAAACTATGAGGGAAGCGGCTGATAAGCGTTATGATTTTTTTCTCGATAAAACCAAAGAGGTTTTTACTAACGATTTCAAAGGTTTTGATTTTACGTTAGGAGAAAATAAGTTTACATACAAGCCAGGTACATCTGATGAGCTATTTAACACTCAGTCTGATATAAATAATTTCGTAAAGAAATATACAGACGAAAATGGTTTAATGAAAGATGCAGTTGGTTATCATAAAGCATTAGCTGTTGCTATGAATCCTGAAAAATTTGCTCAGTATTTTTACGAGCAGGGTGTTTCAGCAACCGTAGATAATGTTGCAAAAAAATCAAAAAACATTAATATGGATGTGAGACAATCTCCGCAAGTAACTATAAAAGATGGGCGTAAAATTAGGAGTATAGGAAACCCTGGTAGTGGACGAGGACTTAAAATTAGAAGTATTAAAAAAAGTTAAACATTTAAAAGATTAAAATTATGGCAGTAAATGCAGTCCCAGGATTTGACTTACAACCATCTGCACAGCAGGTGCCACTAAGTACAAATTATATTACCAATTTTGATTTCTTGAATCAGTATCTACCTGATACTTATGAAAAAGAATTTGAAAGATATGGTAACAGAACAGTAGCGTCATTCTTAAGAATGGTAGGCGCTGAAATGCCTTCAAACTCTGACCTTATTAAATGGGCAGAGCAAGGTAGATTACACGTTAAATACCAAGATTGTACATCAGGTTCAGCAGCTGGTGCTGGTACAAGAAGTGCGGTTTGGACTATTCCTAACACTTCACTAAACTTTAACCCAGCCCTTGCAGGTGGTGCTAAGGCAGTATTAAGAGTAGGTCAAACAGTAATGATTTCTGACAAAACACCAGGATCAAACCTTTCAAACAAAGGTATTGTAACTGTTGCTCCAACAGCAGGTAACCCAAATGTAGTAACTATTGCTTATTATGAAGCAACAGGACAAGCAATGGGTGCGGCGACAGCGTGTGATATTTGGGTTTATGGTTCTGAGTTCAATAAAGGAACAAACGGAATGGTAGGTTCAAACGAATCAGATGATTTAATTTTCGATAACAAACCAATTATTATTAAAGATAAGTATCAAGTATCAGGTTCTGATATGGCACAAATTGGTTGGATTGAAATTACAGGCGAAGATGGTGTAAATGGATATTTATGGTATCTAAAGTCTGAGCATGACACAAGATTAAGATTTGAAGATTACTTAGAAACAGCTATGCTAGAAGCAGTACCAGCAGGTGCAGGTTCAGGTGCAGGTGATTTCTTACAAGGTACAGGTGCTGGTTTATCAGCAGCAAATCTTAACGGGTCTGACGGTGTATTCTATGTTGTAGAAAATAGAGGTAACGTATTCGGTGGTGGAAACCCACAGAATCTAGCTCAATTTGACAGCATTATCCAAAGATTAGATAAGCAAGGTTCTATTGAAGAAAATGTAATTTTCGTAAATAGACAATTCTCATTTGACATTGACGATATGTTAGCTACTCAAAACTCTTATGGAGCTGGTGGTAGTTCATATGGTTTATTTGACAATGATAAAGACATGGCTTTAAATCTTGGATTTACAGGATTTAGAAGAGGTTATGACTTCTACAAGTCTGACTGGAAATATCTAAACGATCCTACAATGAGAGGTGACTTAGGTGGTGGAGTTATCAACGGGTTATTAGTACCTGCTGGTTCTACTACAGTTTATGACCAAATTCTTGGTAAAAACGCTAAGAGACCTTTCTTACACGTAAGATATAGAGCTTCTGAAACTGAGGATAGAAGATATAAAACTTGGATTACTGGTTCAGCTGGTGGTGCAAGAACTTCTGACCTTGACGCGATGGAAGTCAATTTCTTATCTGAGAGAGCTGTTTGTACTTTAGGTGCTAACAACTTCTTCTTATTTAAGGATTAATATTTATATAAGTTTTACCCCTGCAATAGCGGGGGTAGAATTTATTTTTACTAAAATTTAAATTAAATAAAATGAAAAAAAATAAAACCCTAAAAACAAAAGCCTATAGGCTTAAAAACGGACAATCACCATTAGCTTATATGCTAAGTTCGAGACACTCACTAAGATCACCTTTATTATATTTTGATGAAGAGGCAGGAATTAACAGACCTTTAAGATATGCAAGAAACCAAAAAAGCCCATTTGAGGATGAGCAAGATGGTAACGCTATTTTAGAGCCAGTTGTTTTTGAAGACGGTATGTTGGTGGTTCCAAGAGAAAATCAAGTATTACAACAATTTTTACATTATCATCCTTCTAACGGCACTTTGTTTGAAGAGGTAGATGAAGCAAAAGACGCACAAGAAGAACTTGAAATTGTTGAGAAAGAGATTGAAGCATTGATAATTGCAAAAGGATTAGAGGTAGATAAACTTATTTCGGTATGCAGAGTATTGATGGGTAATCATGTTGATAAATTAACAATACCACAGCTTAAAAGAGATATTTTAATTTACGCTAAAACAAATCCCGAAGATTTTCTGGATACTGTAAATGACCCTATGTTAGAGCTACAAGACGAGGTTAGAAGATTTTTCTTAAATGGTTATTTAGTATATAAAAACAATAATAAAGACGTATACTTTAATTTACCTAGTAATAAAAAGAAATTAATAAGTATACCTTTTGGTGAAGACGCAGATTATACAGTAGCAACATTTATGCAAAGCGACAATGGTCTAGAGATATATAAACACTTGTCTAATCGCTTGAAAAAAGACAAATAGAAAGCGTATCTTTGCTGTATTGTTTAACCCATTAAATTTTTTAACTATGGTAAAATATCTAAAAATCAGTATAAGTGATGCGCATTATTTAATTCCTATTCACAACATTGTAACTGTTGAAGTTGGCGCTAACACACAAGTTGATATTCTTTTCAATCTTGTAGGCGAAATTGCAACAGGCGCAGCTGAAGTGCTTGGAGTTAGATTAACAGCTAGTACAGCTTCTGATGCAGCAAAAACTAAAGAGCAACTTAATAGTATCGTAGATGCTATGGAAGAAGCTTTAAGTACAAGCTGGACAAAACCATTCTATGTTCTTGAGCCAAAGTATCCTATTACAGGAGTTGCTCAATTACAAGAAGCTTGGGCGTAATCTCACTTAACAGAGAGTTAGAAGGGGCTTAAACAATTAGGCTCCTTTTTTTTTACTTATATTTGTATAAACAAATTTGAGTCATGGGTGTAATGATAAATAACGTCAGAAATACTGTTCTCGCAATAGCAAATAAAAATAATTACGGATATGTATCTCCGCAAGATTTTAATTTATATGCTCAGCAAGCACAGATGGATTTGTTTGAAGATTATTTCTATCAATATAATAGTTGGATTACTAAACAAAACGCAAGGGTTTCCGGAACAGGATACGCTGATATTGTTAAAAGTTTAGTTGAAGTTATAGATAGTTTTTCTGTAACTAAATCTTTACAACAACAAGCGAGTAATTTTTATAACTTACCCGCTGATTACTATTATATAAATAAAGTTAATTACTACCCTAATTATGTAGCAGGCGCTACAACAACAGGCTCAGCAACAAATAAACTTATTGATGCTAATGCTACATTTGTAACGTCAAACGTAGTCAAAGCTGGTCAATATGTAGTTAACACATCTACATCAAGTTATGGTGGTTTTAGTGCTTATGTCGTAAGTGTAGATAGTGAAACACAATTAACTTTGTCAGCAAATCCGTTTGGAGTTGCAGCGACAGTTGGTAATAGTTATGCTATTTTTAAAACGAATGGTATCGTTGAGGTAGAAAGAGTTAATCAAAATAAAATATTTTATTTAAACAATAGCCCGCTAACAGCACCTTCATTAGGTTATCCTGCTTATGTATTAGGTGGGGCTACAACTAATATAACAGGAGACGCATCTACTGGTCAGTTAGGAAATACAATAACAGTATATCCAACAAGCATAACGCAAAACGGATCAGTAAGCGCAGAATATATAAGGTATCCTTTACCTCCAAAATGGACATATTTAACAGTAGGTGGAGCTTCTGGTAGTCCTGAGTTTGACTCAAGTCAAGCTGACTATCAAGATTTTGAATTACCACTATCTGACGAGCCAGGTCTTGTCTCTAAGATTTGTCAATATATAGGTATTGAGATAAGAGAAGCTGATGTATATCAGTTTGGAAAACAAGAGATATTAGAAAACAACCAAACAGAATCATAGAATATGGCATATATAAATGATTACGCATATTACGCAAACTCTGGAAATGTACCACAAGACAAGTATTGGGGTTCATATCAGTATGTTTCTTTAAACGATATTGTAAATAACTTTATGTTAATGTATCAGGGAAACAACGAGCTTGTAAACAATGTTGATAGATACCAAGTTTTATTTCACGCAAAGAGAGGTATTCAAGAGTTGAATTATGATGCAATGAAAGAAATAAAAATTCTTCAGCTAGATTTAAATGAAGATTTGAGATTTATATTACCACACGATTATGTTAACTGGGTTAGAATATCTGAATACAGAAATGGTATGTTACTTCCTTTAACTGAAAATATACAAACAGGATGGGCAACAGCATACTTACAGGATAATGATGCTAAAATTTTATACGATCAAGACGGTAACGTACTCAAACCACAGGATTCAGAATTAGACATATCTTTTCACAGTGGTGCAAAGTCAATATATTTAAATGAAAGTAGTCCGTATAACGGATATGAAGGTTGGTGTGTAGATGGATGTTGGTATTTTGATATGAGAGTAGGTTCTAGATTTGGATTAAATACAGAAACAGCTAACCAAAACCCAACGTTTTCAATAGATAAACAAAGGGGAGTTATAAATTTTAGTTCTATAGCTGCATCAGCCTCAATAGTATTAGAGTATGTATCTGATGGTATGGAAAACGGCGAAGATGCAAATATTAGTGTAAACAAACTTTTTGAAGAATACATTTATGCGTATATCAAATATGCTATTTTAAATGGTAGATTAGGGGTACAAGAATATATAGTTAATAGAGCAAGAAAAGATAAATCATCTTTGCTTAGAAATGCAAAAATTAGATTAAGTAATATTCACCCTGGTCGACTCTTAATGAATTTAAGAGGCCAGGCTAAATGGATAAAGTAGTATGCCAATAGTAAATACAAATTTTGTTGCAGGTAGAATGAACAAAAGCGTGGATGAAAGACTTCTTCCTCCAGGCGAATATGTTGATGCAATAAACGTACGTTTAGGTTCTACTGAAACTACTGAAATTGGTGCTGTAGAAAACTCAAAAGGTAATTCACAATTAACTACTTTAAAACATAACAACACTCCATTAACTGACGGTGTGTGTATAGGAGCTTATGAAGATGGAGAAAAAGAAACAGTATATTGGTTTGTAGCATCAGCCACAGCAGATATGATTGTTTCATACGACACCAACTCACAATTACTTAGATACCATGTGGTATCAACAAGCGTGTTAAATTTTAATGCACAATATCTTATTACAGGTGTAAACAAAATTGGAGACTTATTGTTTTTTACAGACGATTTAAATCCACCTAGAAAAATAAATGTAACAAAAAATTACACAAATGTTACAGCAGAAGAGTTAAACGTGATTGTAAAACCACCTGCTCAATCGCCTGCGCTTACAATGATTTCACAAGCTACTGAAGCAAACTTTATGGAGACAAGAATGATTTCGTTTGCATATCGTTATAAATATCAGGATGGCGAATACAGTGCTTTATCTCAGTTTAGTGATATAGCTTTTGTTCCTGGAGTGTTTAGTCTTGACGCATCTACCAATTTAAACCTTGGTATGAAAAACATTTATAATGCTGTAGAAATTAGTTTTAATACAGGATCATCATTAGTAACTGGCATAGACTTATGTTTTAAGTTTGCTGATTCTAATATTATAAATGTAATAGAGAAGTTTGATAAGTCAGATTTTGGCTGGCCTGACAACTCTATACAAACTCAAACATTTAGTAACAGTAAAATATACACAACATTACCAGATAGTGAATTATTAAGATTGTATGACAATGTTCCGTTAGTTGCAAAAGGGCAAACTATTATGGGCAACAGACTAATATACGGTAATTATGAAGACGGCAATACTTTAGTAGACTCTAATGGTTCTGATTGTCAAATGAATTTTGAAGCAGAGCTTACTACACAAGATATAGATTTAACTACTATTTCAACTTCTTATTCAACTGGTGTTAATTATACAGTAGATTCATCTCAGTCAATAGCTCAGTCAGCTATTGTTATGGATTTATCTTCTATAAATACAAAATTAAAAACAGGTGCATTTTTGTCTTTTGATTTACAATTTGCTCATAATAAATTTACCGGCAATAGCGGTACGGTTACAGGACAGCAAGGTTCAACAGTAATTACTAATGTATTTACTTTACCGCAAGATTACTCAACCGTATATGAAATGGCATCGAGTGATGCTTTTCAAGCTTCTATCGGTACGTTAGCTCAATACTTTCAAACGGTTGCTAATTGTGCAACAGGAACTTCTTACACTGACACTTTTAATTGTAGTATAACTAATCCAGCAGACTCAGATAATAATGTAACGTGGCAAAAAAATGCTAGTGGTATAACTGGCTTAGACCAAGGTTTTTTAATTACAACAAGCCCAGGTAGTGATAATGTTACTATCCAGATTCCAGCCATGAAATTTATTGATATAGAAGCAGGTGGTGGTACAGCAGCAGCATTATATGAATACTACAACTTTACACAAAAAGATGTACAGTTTTTAAGAAACACAAGTATTCAAAGTTTACATAGTAATAGAAATTATGAAGTAGGTATTGTTTATATGGATGAGTATGCTAGAAGCACCACAGCTTTAGTGTCACCAGACAATACTGTATTTGTACCTGCAAGTAATTCTACAGTACAAAATAAAATAAAGGTCACAATACCTGTGACACAAAAACCACCGACCTGGGCTACAAAATATAAGTTTGTTGTTAAAAGAGCTGAAGGGCCTTATGAAACTATATATAGTAATTTTTATTATTCTAATACTTCTGATAATTCAGTTTACTTTAGGCTTGAAGGTCAGAACCAAAGTAAAGTAAAAGTAGGAGATATATTAAGAGTAAAGGCAGACAGCCAAGGAGCACGAACACAATTAGCTGAATGCGAGGTTTTAGAAATTGAAGCTAAACCGCAAAACTTTTTAACTCCATCAGCGAATATAGAAACAGGGGGTCAAGCTCCATATATAGCTGAATTAGCTGGATTATATATGCAAATAAAACCTACTAGTTTTACTGTAGACACATCAGATAGCAGTTCGTTCTTCGATTCACAAAATCAGCTAGCAAGAACAGTAAGGTCTAGCGTTCAGCCTGGCGTAATAATACCATGTTTTGAAACGTCAACCACAGGTACAACTACTAATTTAGCGATACCATCTGCAAGTCTTGTAACGTTTGATTTAAAATTTACAAGAGTAGGAACTGGTACGGGTAGCTGTGGGTCTAAAATTTATAATTACAATAGGACATTTCAAGCCAATAACGATTATAATAATTTGTTTGATTTTGTTAACGGCGAGAATATAGATTTTCAAGGAGGTATCGACACTAGTCAAGATGATTCTGGAGCCAACACAAATGTATACATTAATACAATAAATCCAAGTAATAGTTCTGCTCCTACAAGTGTTAGAAACGAAAACAGATATCAATTTACAACTAGCGATTCCGCAGCTCCTTCAAACAGTAATGAATTATATTTAGGTTTAAGATCAGGAACTCCTGGTTGCGGTAGTTTACAAGGTAGATATTCGGTAGTAGAAGGAAGAATTGTGGTACAAATTGCTGATTCAATTATGATTTTTGAATCTACTCCTATTGATGTAGATAACGATATATATTATGAAGATGACACAAACTATGATATAACAAATAATTTTCATATGTCTGGCTCTTCTACGGGAGATCAAAATCAAACAGCGTCAGTTCCAGCATTAGTCAATCTTGGATTTTTTGATTGCTTTACTTTTGGTAATGGTGTAGAAAGTTTTAAAGTAGAAGATTCTTTAACAGGTCAATCATTTAACTTAGGCCAAAGAGTTACTTCAGTATCACAGCAAGACTTTAAAAAAGCTGATAGGTTTGCAAGTTTAACATACAGTGGTTTATATAACGAAGAAACAAACATAAACAGACTAAACGAATTTAACTTAGGACTAGCGAACTTTAAAGACTTAGAGGTATCATACGGCCCTATACAAATTTTACACCCGCGAGAAACAGATATACTTGTTTTACAAGAAGATAAAATTAGTTATGTATTAGCTAATAAAGATTTATTATCAACAACAAGTGGGGATAGCGCGGTTACAGCAAGTAATTTAGTTTTAGGTCAGCAGGTGGCAAGAGTAGAAGAATATGGTATTAGTTCAAACCCAGAAAGTTTTGCAACGTATGGCCAATATAAATTCTTTACTGACGCAAAAAGAGCTTCTGTTATAATGTTAAATGGCGCAGGGCAACAAGAACAACTTAATGTTATTTCTGATATAGGTATGAGATCATACTTCAGAGATTTATTTATTGACAACTTTGGTAAATTTAAATTAGGTGGCTTTGACCCGTATATGGATGAGTATGTTTTGAGTTCTAGTGACACTTCATCACCAGTTGTAATACCAAGTACAAACTGTGGTGTTAATATAGCTAAGCAATCTGTAACAGCAGCAGCTAGTTATGAAGTTGACTTTACAACAGCACAAGGAATTGTTACATTTAATTACAATGTAAGCTCTGGTAGTGTTACTTTGGTTGTAAATTGGAATGGTAATAATGTAATAAGCCAGTCAATTACTGGTAATGGAAATCTAACGTTTGACAAAAACTTAGCAAACCCTACAACAGCAACTGTTACAATTACACCTACAGGTACAGCATCCTATGATATTACACCATCTTGTCCTGCAACTAACTTATTAACAGTTGTACAAATGACATTAGGTAGTCCGGCTGATAATAATAAGTTTATTCACAATCAGTATTTGTGGGAGAAAGATAATATACCTAGCCCAACTGCTAGTGAACTTATTACATTTAATGTAACACCATCAAGCCCTGTTACAAGTTTTATACAGACTGATGGACAATCCTCTATTGGTTTATTCCCAGTTACAGGATCGACTCTAACACCTCAGTCTAATAAAAAAGATTTTGATGATTTTGTTTTCGATTCAACAGTCAATAAATTTAAATATTTAGTAAGTAATACTGCATATACTTCTGCTGATTGGGCGACTATAGATGCAGCCGCAACAAATGTAGCGCCTATTACTAATCCTTCAACAGGATTATTTCAAGCAACATTTAATTACACGAACCCAAGCGCAAATAGATATTTATACTTAGTTTGGGATTACAGAACTCCAACGTCAATTAGTTTAAGGTTTGGAGCTTCGTCAAGTATTGCTTGTTGTAGCGGTAGCACATCTACATTTTATATAGACACAGATAGTTTCGCTACTGCGACTGCTGTATATACAGATGCTACACTGCAAACAAAAGCGGCAAATCAATTTTATCAAACAGGTAATAGTGTTAGAGAACAATCTAACGGAGCTTTACTACCTGCACAAACTTGTGCAGCTTGTGGTACAGCGATAGGTTTATGTTATAGTAGTACCAGCGCAGACGATGTTTGTTGTACTGGATGTACATATACAAGCTATAGCTCATCTGTTGTAAATTCAACAAGAGGTGGAGCGTGTGGGTTATCACAAACAGCAACTTATTATCATAATGGATCAGGAACCACTCCTGTTGTAAATAACTTTGTATATTCTGACAGTTCAGGTCAAACATTGTTAGGAGTGGGATATTATTCACTCAGCGCCACATCAGTAATATATGTAAACAATAATGGAATGGTAGAAAATTTATTAACTTGTTAAAAATATGGCACAAGATAATACATACTATATAGACACATCTTTATTCTCTACAGCTACAGCTCATCTGTTGTAAACTCAACAAGAGGTGGAGCGTGTGGCTTATCACAAACAGCGACATATTATCACAACGGATCAGGAGCAACTCCAGTAGTAAGCGACTTTGTATATT